TAACGGTCCTCGTATGTATATGTTACGTATCTCCAAATGGATTCTGGAAGAAGAAGTTACAGAATTACTTGATTACGGGTGTGGAAAGGGTAAAAACGTACCTTTTATTCTGCCAATTAAAATAGTAAACTATGATCCAGGTGTACCTCAGTGGAGTGCAGACCCTCAAGTTTGTAAGCACTTATTATGTATAGACGTACTAGAACATATTGAACCTGAGCATCTTTATTCGGTGCTAGAGCATATTGCTAGTAAATTTACAGTAGGTGCTATGTTGAATATAGCATTAACAGAGTCTAAACACTTTCTTCCAGACGGAAGGAATGCACATATTTTATTACGCCCAGTAGCTTGGTGGGTAGAAGTACTACAGGAATTTTACACACTAGAGTCTCTTGAGTTTAAGGAAGCAAGTTTTACAGCTTTTATTAGGCCTAAGAAAAATAATTCTTGACTTTCTTTGGTATATATTGTTATAATATACACTTAATAAATGAGGAAAGCAATGGGCGACCGATTTTACCAAGCACAATTACGAGCAACAGGAAACTGTCCTGGAGCACCACTTACTAATAGAAGGAAGCGCAAAATGGCGTGGGACGACGACAAAAAAGCACAAGCAGTTTCAATGTACGAAGAAGCTGAACCAACCCCTGAAACATCTATGGAAATCGTTAAAGAGATCGCAGAAGAACTTGATGAATCTCCTAACGGTGTTCGTATGATTCTCACCAAAGCTGGTGTATACGTCAAGAAGACACCTGCTGCTAGCGGTGCAAAAGCATCATCTGGCAGTACCGGCGGTACACGAGTATCAAAAGCAGACGCTATCGCAGCTCTGTCCGCAGCACTATCTGATGCTGGCCAAGAAGTTGACGAGGAAATCATTTCCAAGTTGACTGGTAAAGCTGCACAGTACTTCGCTGCTGTAGTAACGGCTGTCAACAGCTAGATTCTAAGAGCGTCTAAACGACTAACTACCTTAGCCCAGGAGGCACGCGCTGCCTGGGATAACAACAAAACGGCGCACCTCCTTTATGGATAGTACAGCAGAAGATTCTGCTAACCTGCTTTAAAGGAGCAACTGTGAAAAAAGAAGAACTAGCACAGATTGTTGAAGACCACGGTGATGCTGTAATTACTTATCGAAGTGAAAACAGTAATAAACTAAAGTATAATGTTTGTACATTAGATTTTAGCACTCCGTATATCCAACAAAAGAAAAACCGTGCAAAAGAAACTACCGATACACTTCTAATGTTTTGTTGGGATACGGACTCGTACCGCCTGATAAAGCCTAAGAATGTAACAAGTGTAGTATCATTATCCTCAATTCTTCGTAATTGAGGCGACTAATGGAACTACATGAAGCCCCAGAATTATTCGAGAGAGTAATTCACTATGATGAAAGTAAGGAAGTACAAGTACGCCTCACTGTCAGTACCTTTCGAGGTGTTGAGTATTTGAGTCTACGAAAATACTATCTTGACTTTACAGAGGAATGGAAGCCAACACCAGAAGGCATATCAATGCCCCTGGACTTTAATAACTCAAGAGAACTCTTTGTGGGTTTAACTGAGATATTATCGTTAGCAGAATCTAGGGAGATCATTGAGGAACACTTTTCTGATTTAATGTCCCAGGTTTACGAAAAATAGTTCTTGACTTTAGTTTCATTTGTCGGTATAATATACATTCATTAAGTGGGAATACGCATGAAAGACTTTTTAGACAACGCAAGTAACGCATACTACGAAGGTACTCCGATTATCTCGGATATCGAGTTCGATGAGTTAGCTGCAAAGTACGGATACAATGAGGTAGGCCATAAGATTACTGACGGCATTCCACATCTGTACCCAATGTACTCGCTCAAAAAAGTCTTTGATATGAATAGTGCCCCGGCACTAGACGAATACGTGCAGACTCCCAAACTTGATGGTGCAGCAGTGTCTTTAGTCTATGTAAATGGATTATTGGCACTAGCTTTAACACGAGGTGATGGTAATGTCGGAAGAGACATCACTGAAAAGATGCAGTACCTAGTACCTGAGGAAATCCTCTATCGAGGCAGTATCCAGATTACAGGTGAGGTAGTTTGCCCATCTCGTGTTGTAAATGCTCGAAATGTCGCAGCGGGGTCACTAAACCTAAAGTGTATGGACGAGTTTCATGCTCGAGACCTGACTTTTGTGGCCTATGATATTCAAGGCGGAGACTATGATACATGGAGCGAAGCAATGAGGGCTTTAAGCGTTCAAGGCTTCAGTACAGTTAATAAGTTTGATGCTAGTGAATATCCTACAGATGGCATTGTCTATCGTGTAGATTCGTATAAGACTTTCAAGCAACTCGGATTTACTGCACATCATCCTCGTGGTGCTTTTGCTTTCAAAGAGCAGAAGAATGGTGTAGTAACAAAGTTACTCGATGTTGTGTGGCAGACAGGCAAATCTGGTGTGGTTAGCCCTGTAGCAATCCTAGAGCCTGTGCTCATTGGAGACGCTAACGTAAGAAAGGCAACCCTGCACAACATAGAGTATATCCAAGAGCTCAATCTGGAGATTGGGTGTATGGTGGAAGTTATTAGATCTGGGGAAATTATACCTCGAATTTTGAGACGTGTAGCCGAATAGGTTCACCTTAGAAAAAATAGTTCTTGACTTTTACCTTAAACTTGTTTATAATATACATTCAATCAATAGAGGACACTCCGCATGATACCGATCCAAGCTCCTACACATTGCCCTAGTTGCAGTGCGGAACTTACTTGGCGGAATCACCTTCTGTACTGTGTGTCTGCGTCCTGTACCGCACAGATGCAGAAAAAAGTAGAGCACTTTGCAAAGACTCTTAAAATTAAGGGTCTTGGGCCAAGCTCCATTGAGAAGCTAGGTCTATCTGATATTCGTGAGATATATTGTCTTGCTGAAGATCAGATTGCAGAGTGTCTTTCCTCTTCAAAGATTGCAGCAAAGCTATTTGCTGAGATTAAGAACTCTGAGAGTGCCCCTCTTGAGATGGTACTACCAGCGTTCAGTATTCCGCTAATAGGCAAAACAGCAGCAAACAAGCTATCTTCAGTAATCACTAATATATTTGAACTGAGCGAAGATAAGTGTGCAGATGCCGGTCTTGGCCTAAAAGCTACGGAATCCCTAATGGACTGGTATCACTGGGACTTCCTAGGAGTATATGATACACAACTGCCTTTTGATTTTAAATTCACTGAGAAGTCAAAAGATACTATTACAGTCACTATAGATCCTGTAGGAGTAGTCTGTATTACTGGAAAACTAAAGAGTTTTCCATCAAAAGCAGAAGCTACTAAATACTTAGAGCACTATGGATGGATTGTAAAAAGTACTCTTACTAAAGACTGCACTCATCTATTAAATGAGTCAGGAATTGAATCGGCAAAAACTAACCAAGCAAGGTCAAAAGGTATCACAGTAGTTGATAACCTAGGCCAACTAACAAATAACGGAGTTATATAAATGGCACTTCCTAAGTGGACTGAAGAGCGTACTGCTCAACTTACCTCATTCGTAGGTGATGAATCACCTATTTCTCAAGCAACTGTTGCAGAAGCAGCAGAACAACTTGAAACCTCTACTCGTTCTATCTCTAGCAAATTGCGCAAGATGGGTTACGATGTAGTCCTCGCTTCTACCGCTGGCGGTAAGTCTTTCTCGGAAGACCAAGAAGCAACCCTCGCAGCTTTTGTCAATGACAACAGCGGTGAGTATACTTATGCTGAAATCGCTAATCACTTTGAAGATGGTGCATTCTCAGCTAAGTCAATCCAAGGCAAAATCTTGTCTATGGAACTGACTGGCCACGTCAAGCCAGCTCCTAAAGTAGAAACTGTACGCACGTACAGCGAAGCTGAAGAAGCCACCTTTATCGGTATGGTTAATGACGGTGCTTTCGTTGAAGCTATCGCAGAAGCTCTGGATCGTAGCGTAAACTCTGTTCGTGGTAAGGCTCTGAGCCTCCTTCGTTCAGGCGAAATCGCTGCTATTCCTAAGCAAGAGCACACTAAAGGTTCTGACAAAGAAGATCCTTTGGCTGCACTGACTAACATCGGTGACATGACTGTTGAAGCTATCGCTGAAGCTATTGGTAAGACAGCTCGTGGTGTTAAAACCATGCTGACTCGCCGTGGTCTGTCTGCTGCTGACTATGACGGCGCTGCTCGTCAACAGAAAGCTGCACAGTAAGTTGTTGTAAAACATGGCCTACACCTCTGCTTTAGGGCACGTGTAGGCTCTTTTTTGTTCGGGGGAACTGTTGAATATATCTAGTGCTATTATCAAGCAGGTTATTTCATTGCGCGACTTTGAGACTTGGTCTTATCTGCGTAAGGAATACTTGCCTGCCGAATATCATAAGCTCCATGAGCTTATTGATAAGCACTGTGAGAATTTTCATTCGCTCCCCTCGTTCGATGATCTCAAGCTTAGTATTCGCCATTCTGGTACGCAAGAAAAGATACACGCTATTGAAGCAGTTGATGTTGATGTAGACGCATATACTTTATTGCAATACCTCAAGAACGAATACACTCAGAAAGAAATTCTGAATTCGCTTGATAGTTACATTGATAATACCGTACTGTTCGCAGATGCGGAAGAGTCAGTAGGACAACTACACCAGATCGTACTTGACATTGAAGAGAAAGTAGATTTGGAGGTTCCAGAAGAAAGTATGCAACGCATAAAACTTTTTGAACCTGAAGAAGAGATAGGGAAATATATTGGCCTCGGCTTAAACGCTGAATACGATCACGAGATAAAGTTCTCCCCCCGAGACTTGGTTCTTGTAGGCGGTCGTAGAGGTGCTGGTAAATCCTTAACTTGTGCTAACATTGCTAATAATGTCGTTGAATCCGGTCGATCCGCTATTTATTTCACTATTGAGATGGATAGCCGCTCTGTTCTACAGCGTTGCTGTGCAATAGCGACTGGTGTGCCGTTTTCTCGTTTACGCACTAAAAATCTTAGTGTACTCGAATGGGAAAAAGTGGCTGGCTGGTGGGCAAATCGCTTCCAGCAAGGGCAAGAGCGTCTTATGGAATACAAAGAACACAGAGACTTTGAGAAGTTTCACGATAAACTAACTACTAGCTGCGAGCTTCTCCCGACTCAGCAGTTACAAGTTGTTTACGATCCGTCTCTTACATTAGCTAAGATACGTGCAACGCTTGACAAGAAAGTCAAAGCATTAGACGTAGGTGTGATTATTGTAGACTATATAAACCAGGTTAAACGCTCTGCCGCTCCCGCACGAGGCGGGCAGTACGACTGGACTGAACAGATTGAAGTTAGTAAAGCACTGAAAGCTATGGCACAGGAGTATGAATGCACTGTATTCTCTCCATACCAAACAGACGCTACTGGTGAGGCTCGTTTCGCCAAAGGTATCTTGGACGCAGCGGATGCGGCCTATGCCTTGGAAACCTGGGATCACGAGGACAATTGCATGACTTTTAACTGTGTTAAAATGCGTGCCGCCAGTATGCGTTCGTTTTCATCTACTGTAGATTGGGAAACTCTAAAGATCGGGCCGGAAACTGCCCTGACTCCGAAAGAGAGAGAAGATAGTTCACATAAGACTGACGAAACTATTGATGACCTTTGACAAAAATAGTTCTTGACAATCCTGTCATTTTTGAGTATAATATGTATTCTTGAGTGACAGGATTTTTTTTAAATTGGAGAAAGAAGTGAACAACCGCATAGTTCCAAAGATTGACCTACTTTTTGATCAACTGCAGATTGCACTTGAAAACGAAAGGTACGAGACAGCTGATCTTGCTCTAGCAAAACTATCAAAGTATTACATTCACTTTGACCAGGATTCTGCCGAGTACTATGAGTATGCTCAAAATGTAGTAGAAATTATGCTCAACGGGGTTGACGAATCGTTTGAACCCTCAGAGATGGATGAATGGCACGACTTTGACCCGGACTGTTAATGAACGTACTCGATTTATTACAAAGTAAAGATATTCCATACATACCTAAAGGTGCTGATTATTTGATTAGCTGCCTTAATCCTGAACACCCAGATCGTAACCCTAGTATGAGGGTAGATCAGGTTACTGGTATCTTTAACTGTTTTTCTTGTGAGTACAAGGGAAATCTATTTACACATTTTGGGGAAAAGGCAAATCAATTACAAATACGCAGAGAACTTTTAAAGAAAAAAATTGCTGAGAAACGTGCGGAAAGTATTGGTTTGTCTTTTCCCGAGAATGCTGTAGATTATACAGGTGAGTGGAGAGGTATTTCCAAAGAAACGTATGCAACCTTTGAAGCCTTCGAGTCTACTGACCCAGAATTTATAAACCGTATAGTATTTCCTATAAGGGATACTACAGGTAAGATAGCTGCCTTTATTGGTAGACATACCGCAATGGGTACTCCTAAGTATCTAAATAGTCCTCGCGGGGCTAAGATGCCTTTATATCCAAAGGTAAAGCCGCAGCGGGGTTCGATAATGTTGGTAGAAGGTATCTACGATATGCTTAACCTTCATGATAAGGGCTTGACTAATGCGGTATGCTGCTTTGGTGTAAAGAATGTAAATGAGGATAAATTAAGTATACTTTCAATGCAGGGCGTTGACAGTATAGATGTATTCTTTGATAATGATGAGGCAGGTAAATCTGGTGCCTCTAAAATTAAGACAATGTGTGATACTCTCGGCTTAAACTGCCGTGTTATCCAGTTTGGTAACAAAGAGCTTGATGCAGGTGCTCTCACCTATTCACAGGTTCGCAGTTTAAAGAAGAAATTATATGAGTAACCTTAAAGATGCCATATTCAAACTTGGCTATAAAAGATTTGGAACAGCAGCAGAGATATTAGTTAAAAAGTTATTTAATGCAGAAGCTTCTCCAGATAACACGTATGATCTGATAATAGATGGAAAGAAAGTAGAGTGCAAGTTCAGTAGAGCACAGAAGAAAGATACAGTCAAAGTAACAGAAGACACCATCCTAGAAGCTATATTTCAGGATGCAAATAGAGACATTGACTACGACACTTGTGAGTTTTATAGTTGGGATTGCAACTTTCAACAGATTAAGAAAGATTTATTTGATGTTCTATACTATGGCATATTCTTCTCAGATTGCCTAGTAATATATAGTATAAAGTCCGAAGATATAAACGAAGAAGTAAACTATAGTAATAAACAGCATAGAGGAAATGTAGGAGAAGGACAGTTCCATATAAATGCGCGTAGCATTGGGCTACACGAGAAAAACTTAGTACAAATTTTAAGCTATGAGGAAATAGAAGAATGCCTAAAGTTGCATTAGTAGAAACGAAGCCAAGCAATACCAATTTTAAACAGGCGTTTGACGACGCTTTTTCTTTCGATCAGTTCCAACTGTGTTCTGACCCTACCCTAAAGAAAGTATTAAAGAGAGACTGTGACATTCAACTTGACACAGATGATTACGACTGGGTGATACTAGTAGGATCGGATGCTCTCAAGTACTTTACCAAAATCAATTCTGTTACAGAATACTCTGGTAAGAAAGTGGAGGGTAAGTTCCTTCCAATTATCAACCCTGCTATGCTTCGCTTTAAGCCTGAAGTACAGAAAGTATGGGACTCTAGTAAAGAAAGTGTTATTGCACATATTGCTGGCGAAGTCAAAGATGTAATAATTGATTCCTCTATCTCTTTCGGTATTCAAGATACTGAAGAAGCTAATGCGTATATTCAAGCAGCTATTGATGCTCCGCTTCCTTATATCGCACTTGACTCCGAAACAACTGGTCTTTATCCTCGTGACGGTCATATGCTCGGTATTTCACTAGCGTATTGTGATCAGAAGGGCGCATATATTGATACAGAGTGTTTTGACGAGACTACAGAAGAACTGCTTCAAGAGTTGTTTAACAAAAAGACTGTAGTATTCCACAACGCTAAGTTCGATATGGCGTTCTTTGAGTACCACTTTAACTTTAAGTTTCCAGTCTTCGAAGATACAATGCTTCTTCATTATCTTATTGATGAGAACCCAGGTACTCATGGATTGAAGCAGCTTACTATGAAGTTCACTCCTTACGGCGACTATGAAAAGCCAATGTACGACTGGATCGACTCATATAAGAAAGCTAACGGCATTCTAAAAAGTCAATTCAACTGGGGTGATATTCCTTTTGATATTATGAAAACCTATGCGGGGATGGACGCACTTTGTACGTTTATTCTCTACGAGAAATTTAGTAAGATCAAACAGAACAAAAAGCTAAACTGGGTGTATGAGAATATTCTTATTCCAGGCTGTCGTTTTCTTACTGACATTCAAGACAACGGGGTACCCTTTGATCGCAAACGCCTAGAATTCTCTCAAGAGGAGATGCAAAAGGACATTGATACGGCAGTGGCATCTTTATACGAGAATCCCGCTATCCGTAAGTTTGAAGAGATACAGGGCAAGGAGTTCAACCCTAACTCTACAGTACAACTACGAAAGTTAATGTTTGACTTTTTAGGTTTACGCCCTACAGGTAAGAAAACCGGTACTGGTGCAGACTCTACAGATGCAGAAGTATTGAATGAGCTGGCGGAGCAATCAGAGGTTCCAGCCCTTATTCTTTCTATTCGTCAGAAGTCTAAGATAAAGAATACTTATCTTGATAAGATTATTCCACAGCTTGACCGAGATAGTCGTTTGCGTACAGGCTTTAATCTGCATAGTACTACATCTGGTCGTTTAAGTTCAAGTGGTAAGTTGAATATGCAACAGCTTCCACGAGATAATCCTACTGTTAAAGGCTGTATTAAAGCTGCCCCTGGACACAAGATTGTCGCAATGGACTTAACAACAGCAGAAGTATATGTTGCAGCAGTTCTAGCAAAAGATAAAGCATTGATGGATGTGTTTCGTTCAGGCGGAAACTTCCACAGTACTATTGCTCACAAAGTGTTCAGCCTTCCTTGTGCCGTGGAAGACGTAGCAGAACTCTATCCAGATCGCCGACAGGCTGCAAAGGCTGTAACCTTCGGTATTATGTATGGAGCTGGCCCAAAGAAGATTAGTGAACAGGTTACAAAAGATTCGGGCAAGTACTTTAGTCCACAAGAAGCAAAAGAGGTAATCGATGATTACTTTAAAACTTTCCATAAGCTACGCGAGTGGATAAACGATAACCATAAATTCATCGAACAAAATGGGTTTATTTACAGCTACTTCGGTAGAAAGCGGAGATTACCAAATGTTGGATCTGAAGATCAAGGCATCAAATCTCATAGCATTAGGTCTGGTCTTAATTTTCTGGTGCAGTCTGCTGCATCTGATATTAACCTCCTAGGCGCTATAGACGCAGAGCTAATGATAAAAGCAAAAGGTATGAAGGCACGCATATTTGCCCTTGTACACGACTCCATTCTAGCAGAAGTGCCAGAAGGTGAAATAGAGGACTATACTGCTATTCTATTGGATGCGGTACAAAAGGACAGGGGTATTTATATCCCAGGTGCTCCGGTTGGTTGTGACTTCGATATTGGTGATGACTATTCAATGGGCAAATTTGAAAAATTATATGGATCAACTTACTAAATACATTTATAGGATTGACCTTGACCTGACAGGACTATGCAATAAAACGTGTAGTTTCTGTCCTAGGTCTAACCCTACCTACCCTAATGTAAATGAGATCATGTCTTTTAAAACTATAGAAACAGTTCTGGAAGAACTACGAAGTATAGATTTTAAAGGCTTTATCGAGTTAGCGGGGAGAGGCGAGCCTACTACACACCCTAAGTTTGAGAAAGTTATAGACTTACTAACTCAGGAACCACGTAAGTGGAAAGTACGAGTAACTACAAATGGTTATCGTATTAAAAAGCACTGGTCAAGAGCGTATACTAAAATTGATGAGCTTATACTTAACACATATACTAACAGAGAAGAATTTGAGGAAAGGCTAGTTCAATACAGAAGCCTTGCTAATGGTACTATTGTAGATCAGTACTTTAAGCCAGATGGTCTATCTGTTGATGAAATAAATAAGCTGGGAAACCAGAATGATGTTAAGAACGAAGGTAAACAGTTTAGATATGCTTTTAACAATAGAGCAGGCTGGTTCTCTGATAAAGTCTTAGATAGTCCTTGTTGGCATCCTATGCGACAAATATTTATTGACTACAAGGGTAACTACCAGATGTGTTGCAACGACTGGAAGTACCAAATTAAGATAGGCAATATTCACGAACGTAGCTTAATGGATATGTATGTGAATGACCCTAAATTAAATAGAATACGTTGGTCTTTGATAAATAATAGACGTAGAGATATACTTCCTTGTGCCAGTTGTGATGATGGTCAAGGTGGCCGAAAAGATACTATGAACACTATTGAAAAGTTTAGAAAAACTCCTTTCTATAGGCAGCACGTTGCTAAAATAGCAGGTGAAGAAGGATTAGAATATATAAAGGAGCTACGCGGTGGTGATCTCATACCGGTCTATCAAGAGCATTAAGTTCCCTGTATTCGTAGTGCCTTCCGCTAATTGGCTACAGGCAGATGGATTAGTATTTGTAGATGAACAGCTTATAGACGACAAAAATATGCCAGGGGAAACTTTAGGTATTCGAAGAATGCAAACCCCTCATAGGGAGCTGCTAAAATTAAGAAAAGCCTTAGTTGATCTAAACGGTATATTAAAACAAAGAACAAATACTTTTATAGACAGTGAAGGTCGTTTATTTATTTATGAAAAGACCTTGATGTGTAAGTTAAAGTATATAAAAATTACAGAAGTGATTTTAAAAGAAGTTGCTTGTGTATTGCGATTAGAAGGCGTTAGAAAGCCTTTTATCGTACCGAGGCCTCCACTCGAAGGAATGAAGTGGGCAGCCGTCCTCCACTACCACGGACTTCCGTGGATGCTCTTTGAATATTCGGAAACGAAGCTCAAAGATACTAGAAGAAAAGTATAATATGGCAAAAAGAAATCGTACAATCGCAGGAGCTGGGTTAGACCTACGAGAGATAGAGCCCCTCACTAAAAACCAGCTTGAAGTTTTTGAATCTAATAAGCATTTAGTACTTCATGGGCTGGCAGGAACAGGAAAAACCTTTATATCATGCTATTTAGCATTTGATGATATGGCAAAGCACTGTTACGAGAGACTAGTAATCATTCGTAGTGCTGTACCAACACGAGATATTGGATTTCTTCCTGGCACTGAAAAAGAAAAGCAATCTGTATATGAGGAGCCCTATAAAGATATATGTAACGATCTATTTGGACGGGGCGATGCGTACCAGATACTAAAGAATAAAAATATCGTTGACTTTATGACAACTTCTTTTATTCGGGGTATTACGCTTCGTAACGCAGTAATTGTCATTGACGAATGTCAAAATATGTCTTTCCATGAGCTAGACTCTATTATAACCCGAATGGGTGAAGATTGTAGAGTTATGTTTTGTGGAGACTTTAGACAGGCAGACCTAAAGGCCGGTCAAAGCGGCATGGTTGATTTTCTTAATATCTTGAAAAGGATGAATGATTTTGACTTTATTGAGTTCGGCGTAGACGATATTGTTCGTAGCTCATTCGTTAAAAACTATATTATAGCAAAAACCGAACTAGGATTCTAATGAAAGCAGTTATTAGTAATAGGATATATTTAGAAGTAACCCCAGAGTATAAAGAGGAGCTTAGTAAGGCTCTTACTTATACTATACCTTCTAGTAACCCAAATGATCCTCCGCAGGTCATTAAAAATATGTCACGAGTACGAGAAAATCTCGTGACTATACCTGTAGGGCGCACTGATCTTATACCTAAAGGATACGAGGTAGTAGACAGACGCATTACTATACCTGTAGAGTTTCCTACGTTTAAGTTTGAGCTACGAGATAGCCAAAGAGAAGTTTACGATGCGTTAGATGACAATGCAATTATCAATGCCTGGGTTAGCTGGGGTAAAACCTTCACGGGGTTGGCAATCGCAGCAAAGCTAGGGCAGAAAACGCTAGTAGTAACACATACAATTGCTTTGAGAAATCAATGGGCTAAAGAAGTAAAGAAAGTATTCGGCATAGAAGCTGGCATAATTGGTAGTGGTTCATTCGATACTGATAGTCCTATAGTTATAGGCAATACTCAAACTCTTTACCGAAACATTGATAAGATAAAGAAAATGTTTGGTACAGTAATTCTGGATGAGATGCACCACGTCTCAAGCCCTACATTTTCTAAAGTACTTGACACCAACTACTGTAGATATAAAATTGGCTTATCTGGTACTATTGAACGAAAAGATGGAAAACACGTTGTTTTTAGAGATTACTTTGGTAATAACGTCTTTAAACCGCCAAAAGAAAATGCTATGACCCCGACTATCGAGATATTTAGATCAGATATTCGATTTATGGACGGGGCTAGTGTTCCTTGGGCAAAACGTGTTAACCATTTAACGAATAACGAGGAGTACAGGCACAGCGTAGCTATGCTAGCAGCTGCATATGCGGCACGAGGTCATAAAGTCCTCGTAGTTAGCGATCGAGTTCACTTCTTAAAGAGCTGCGCCGTGCTGACTGGTGACAAAGCGATTTGTGTTACAGGTGAGGTACCACATGAGCAAAGAGAAGCGTTGATTGATGAGATCTTGTATGGGGACAAGAATGTGCTTTACGGAACTCAAGCAATCTTCAGTGAAGGTATATCAGTAAATACACTTAGTTGCCTCATTCTAGGAACACCTATAAACAATGAGCCATTACTCACACAGCTTATTGGGCGAGTTATCCGAAAGATGGATGGAAAACGTGACCCAGTAGTAATTGATATACATTTAAAAGGAAATACTGCCACTAAACAAGCGTCAGCTCGTATGGGGCACTATATAAAAATGGGGTATAAAATAAAACAGATATGATATTCGAAGACTTAATACATCCGATCACAGACCATGTGTTCCAAGAAACTATTCTAGGAAAGAAACCAATCGTTATTCGTGCCGATGCGTATAAAAGATACTTCTTTAGTAATATCTGTTCTTGGGACGATATTTCAAAGTATGTTAGCAATGATAGAGCCGTAGCGGGGTTGCAGATGATTACTCCAGACGGCAAAAAATTGTGTATGGAAAAGGGAAACCTTTATCGTGGACAGAAAAGCTCATGGTCTAAAAAAGACTACTATGAAAAAGAGTACGTTTACGACATATGGAAAAAAGGTGGAAGTATGATACTTACCAAAGCCTCCATGTTTAGTCCCAATATTTCAGCCATTGGCAAAGCCCTGGAAGATAGATACCAGAACTCTTCTGCAGATGCACACTTCTATTGCTCTCCGAGCGAAAATGCAGTATCTTTTGAGTGCCATGCAGATGCAGACGATAACTATCTTGTTCATGCTATTGGAGAAGTACACTGGAAAGTATACAATGTATTTGCCAGAAGCGAAGTCGGTGAAGACGGCAAAAAGCGGTTTACTAGTAGAATGACAATGCCACCTGAACAGGAGGCTAAGTACGAGACTATAGTTGATACTGTACTAACAACAGGGGACTTATTGTATATACCTGCAGGGATGTTTCATAAAGCATCACCAGCCAGTGCACGAGTTTCCATATCTGTCCCACTAGCAAGGTCGAATAAAGAAATACCTATTGATAGAAAGTATTATGACTTTCAAAAAAATAGTTCTTGACTTTTGCTCACTACTCTGGTATAATAGATGTTCTTATTTAATTGGAATAAGATATATAACGAGGCGAATGGTTCGGTTACTGAGGTACGAAGAATATTCAAAATGCTTGTAGAACGCCAAATACCAAACAATCGTTATGATAAAATATACAAGTACGCAGACAAAGACTTTACAGGTGAGTCATTCTTGGTTCACCCAGATGTTCTTTTGTTCAATGCGTATAAGTATGACTCAAGAGAGATTTGTCAGTACCTTGCTCTCGCTTCGATAAGAAGTCTTGCTGACTACCTTGCCTATGGCACAACAACTGTAGACTTATTGGAAGTTCCCGTAAGTCATGAACTTTACTATGATAATAGACTACTACACGCAGAAGATGGTAAATTACATTTTCTATATGAAGAAGTCAACGACAAAACAACGAGGCATTAAAAATGGCACTATCATTCAACAAATCTAAGGGCTCTGCCCAAAAATCTTCTATCTCTTCTTTCGGCTACCGCGATGGTGACAACTCTGTCCGCCTCGTAGGTGATATACTAGCTCGCTATGTATATTGGATCGAAGGTAAGAATGGCAAGAACATTCCTTTCGAGTGTCTGTCTTTTGATCGAAACGAAGAGCGTTTTAATAACAAAGAAAAAGATTGGGTTCGTGAATTCTACCCCGATCTGAAATGTGGCTGGAGCTACGCAATGCAGTGCATTGACAACGGCGAAGTCAAAGTAATTAACTTGAAGAAGAAACTCTTTGAGCAGATCATGACTGCTGCTGAAGACCTTGGCGACCCTACTGATCCAGTATCAGGTTGGGATGTTAAATTCAAGCGAGTAAAGACTGGCCCACTAGCATATAATGTAGAGTATCAATTACAGGTATTGAAGTGTAAGCATCGTGAACTAGATGCAGACGAGAAAGCTCTTGTAGATGGTTTAAAATCTATGGATGATGTAATGCCACGTCCTACTCCAGATGCTCAGAAAACTTTGCTTGACGAGATTCGTGAAGCTGGCTCAGAAGAAATTGACGAGTCTTTAGAAGCTGAGTTCGATATATCATGATTCTATTTACAGCCGACTGGCATATCAAACTGGGACAGAAGAATGTCCCAGTTAAATGGGCACTGAATAGGTATAACCTATTCTTTGACCAGATCCATGCCCTAGAAGCCGACTGTAATATGCACATAATCGGGGGCGATCTCTTTGATCGTCTTCCGAATATGGAAGAGTTAGAACTATACTTTAAGTTTATTCGTAAAGTAAAGATACCTACTATTATTTATGACGGTAATCACGAGGCTACTAAGAAACATAAAACCTTTTTTACCCAGTTAAAGCAAGTATCTAGGGATATAAATCCTCTAGTGAATATAGTAGATATTGCATACATAGATGAAGATTTAGGTTTTGGAATACTGCCATATGCTGACTTACATAGACCAGACAGCATTGAGCAGTTTAATACTAAAAGACCATTATTTACTCATGTGCGTGGTGAAATACCTCCACACGTCAAGCCAGAGGTGGACTTAGACAGGTTCGAGGACTTTCCTGTAGTATTCTCAGGAGATTTGCACTCACATAGTAATTGTCAACGTAATATAGTATATCCAGGCAGCCCAATGACTACTTCTTTTCACAGAACAGAAGTAAATACAGGGTATATCCTTATCAATGAGCAAGACTGGTCTTGGTTGTGGGAAAGGTTTGAGTTACCTCAGCTTATCCGTAAAACGGTAAGAGATACTAGTGACATGGTTCCTACGCATTTTCACCATACAATCTACGAAGTAGAAGGTGATATTCAGGAGCTTGCTTCTGTAAAGAACAGTGAGTTACTCGATAAAAAAGTAGTAAAACGTAATTCGGAAGCTACTTTGATTATGGATAAAGACCTTACTGTATCTGAAGAGCTTGCAGAATATCTCCAGTATATTTTAGATATTGGGGAAGATAGAATAACAGATATACTAGGAACATATAATGATTACACTTCAAAAATTGAAATGGAGTAATTGCTTTAGTTACGGCGCTAACAATGAGTTAGATTTATCTGATAATACAGTAACTCAAATAATCGGTACTAACGGTATGGGGAAGTCCTCCATACCGTTAATTATTGAAGAAGCATTGTATAATAAAAACTCCAAAGGCATTAAAAAAGCTGATATACCTAATAGATATGTAAATGATGGGTATAACATACATTTATCCTTTAAGAAGGATGATGATTCTTATGATGTAATAATTGATAGAAAGAGCAGTATTAAATTACAGCTTTTAAAGAATAACGAAGATATTAGTAGTCATACGGCTACAAATACTTATAAGACTTTACAGGAAATACTTGGTATTGACTTTAAGACGTTCTCTCAGTTAGTATATCAAAACACTAATACTAGCTTACAGTTCTTAACCGCTACAGACACAAACAGAAAAAAGTTTCTGATAGATTTGTTGCACCTTGAGAACTATGTAAAGTTATTTGAGTTATTCAAAGACGAAGCTAGAAAAAGTGT